TTTCCAGAAAAGGTATCAGAGAAAATCATCATAGCACCTCACACAAAGTATTATGCTGCAAATGATTTGCGTGATGCAATCGCAATGCCATTACTTGACAAATTGAATTCAAACGATAATGTCAAATACGTTCAACCCCGTGCATATATTTCTAATGGGTTTGAGGGTGGCAGCACGGATGCGTTTCATGAGTGTGCAGATTTAATTGAGTACGCAAAGAACATGGCAACTGCTGTGAAATTCGTCGATGAAAGAACAGCAAAGAAAATCAAAATCAACTTAAACTATTTGATTCGTGAGGGCAAGGACATTAACCCTTCAAACTTTGAAGAGTTTTGTGATTCTAATTTGATTGAGTTGTGGGATACGGTTCGTGAGATAAAGCACCTTGCATTAAATCAGTGTCGTGACACTGCTGATTTTCAGACTTTCATCATGGGTGATTATCAACCTATTCAGGGTGAGGGGTACGTCATGATCACACGGTTCGGATATTTCAAACTGGTTAACCGTCGGGCATTTTCATATGCCAACTTCCATAATAACAGATTCGTTCCCTTACCTCTTCGTGCATCATGAAATGTAAACAGTTGAGAAAACGTGCCAAAGATTTGGGTTGGTATCTCATCCGCTACGGTGGGAGGCACGAAGTGTGGGGGCATGATGATTCTCCCAAGCATGTGACTATTCCTTATAATGCCAAAGACTATGTGGGCAAATTGATTTTAAGGCAACTGGCATTATAGTTCATTCGTTCGTGAATCAGACAGTGGGGGGCGTGATGCCCCCCCGTTATTAAAAACCCGTAACTACCCTAACCTACAAAGTGTTACGGAAGGCAGCTATAATTCCCTCTCTATATAAAAATTTTTTTCCCTATATAAAAACATAAACAGGATTTCGAGAATATGAAAAAAAATTTTGATGAAATTTTTTCGACTATAGAGATTGATCCAGCAACTGACAGATATCACATGACTATTCCTGAAGAAATCATCAATGAGTTTGACTGGTATGAAGATCTTGTGTTAAAATGGAATCTAGATAATGGTGAGATATTTCTCACAAGTGCCAATGAATAAAACCCCTCATATTATACTTAAAAATTTTCTTCCTGATGAGAAAAGAAAAAAATTAATAGAGGATTGCAAACCTTTTCTTCATAGTTTGAGTAAGGAAGGAGAGAAAGAATTTCCAGCATATCAGTCTGATGATGATTTACGTTTATACTCACAATTTAATGAAATACATTTTAAGGCTGACATCTTTGTTCAAGAGTATCTTCAAAAAAAATTAATACCTGATAAATCTTGGTTTATTATGACTCAGGGTAAACCCAATCAATGCTCAATGCATAATCATCCTGTAGATTATGTGGGAGTATATTATATGAATTCACACTCTTCTTTTATTAATGGAACTGAATTTGAAGAATATGGATTAGTAGAAGCTCCCGAAAATAGTATGGTAATATTTCCTGGACACTTATATCATACTCCTCCTCAATTTAAATCTAATGAATATTTTGAGAGGTATACAATGTCACTTAATTGGAATGAAGTCAAATGAATAAAACCTATCACATATACTTGAATGATAAATGTTTATTCAAGTGTCTGAATGATGAGGAGTTTAATATAATATGGGGAAGATTATATCACAGTTACATAGATAATCTAACTTACGAAGAATTAGAGGATACGGATAATACTGAAAGTTATATGGAGCACTCTTATTGACACCTAATATATAATGGAGTATAATATTGATACTTAAGTAATTTTAACATAGCGAATTCGATTATGGCTAAAGGATTTACGGTGAAAGCGAAAGCACCGGTAAAGAAGCAAGAATCTGAATGGGATTATGAAAAGGCAAAGGAAATGGTGAGGGGAAAAACCATTGTCTTCTGTCTACCTGGAAGAGGTGTATCCTATCAGTTTCTTAAAAGTTTTGTACAACTTTGTTTCGACTTAGTACAATCAGGAGCAAGCATTCAGATTTCGCAGGATTATTCCTCCATGGTAAACTTTGCAAGATGCAAGTGCCTTGGTGCGAATGTACTGCGAGGACCGAATCAGATTCCTTGGGACGGTAAGCTAAAATATGATTATCAATTATGGATTGATAGTGACATTGTGTTTAACAGTGAAAAATTCTGGCAATTGATATTAGTAGATCAAGACATTGCAGGAGGATGGTATGCCACCGAAGATGGTAGGACAACTTCTGTTGCTCATTGGTTAGAAGAGGAAGATTTTCGAAGCAATGGTGGTGTGATGAACCACGAGACTGTCGAAAGTATATCCAAGAGACGCAAACCTTTCACAGTGGATTATACAGGTTTCGGATGGTTATTGATTAAGAATGGAGTCTTCGAGCACGAAGGACTACCTTATCCATGGTTTGCACCCAAGATGCAAGTCTTTGAGTCTGGTGAGGTACAGGACATGTGTGGAGAAGATGTTTCATTCTGTCTTGATGCCAAGGAAGCAGGTTTTGAAATCTGGTGTGATCCTCGTATTAGAGTCGGGCATGAAAAAACGAGAGTTATATAATATTCTTATAGACAATAAGGTAGTATTCGGTGACTTAGGAGAATCCGAATACTTTACCAGAATGGAGGACTTATCGATACAATATTATCAGACAGGTTCTCCACATCCTGATACAATTAAAACTGAAACTTATTTGGAGGAAAATGGCGAAAACGTTTAGTGGTGGAATTAGTGGTGGGAATTTTATACAATCTCCACCGAAGAAGACTCGTCAAGGGAGGGGCAAACATTCAAAATATACGGCAACCTCTCGTAACTCGGCTCGCAAAAGATACAGAGGCCAAGGTAGATAATATAAAGGGCATCCGCAAGGGTGTCTTTTTTATGTTTAATAGTGGTATAAATAAAGAAAAACTCTGTTTATTAATGGCACTTAGTAGGATATCACGATCATTTAAGGATATTAGTTTATCTTTTGAGCCACATCCTGTGTCACAAGACTTGAAGATATTAAAAAATGAGAGTGCTATTCGTAGATCTGTACGTAATATAGTTCAAACAATTCCAACTGAAAAATATTTTGACTCTTTATTTGGTTCTGATGTTTATAGTAGTCTATTTGAATTTGTAGACTTTGGTACTGCATCTAATATTCAAGATCAAATTAAAGTTGCATTAAATAACTTTGAACCAAGAATTGGTGATGTAGATGTTAATGTGGATGCACAACCAGATATCAATAGTTTTGAAATAACAATTATATACGATATTATTGGACAAGAGTTTCCAACACAAGAATATACCTTCCTCCTAGAGGCAACTAGATAACATGCCGTTTACTAAATTTACAAATCTTGATTTTGATCAAATAAAGACTTCAATCAAAGATTATTTACGTGCGAATAGCGATTTTACTGACTTTGATTTCGAAGGCTCTAACTTTTCAGTCCTAATAGACACACTGGCATATAATACGTACATTACGGCATTCAACTCTAACATGATTGTCAATGAGTCCTTTCTGGAATCAGCGACAATGCGTCAAAATGTGGTTTCCTTAGCAAGAAACATTGGTTATGTACCACGCTCCAGGACAGCGGCCACAGCACAAGTATCCTTTGTTATTACTGGTTTAGAAGTTTCGAATATTAATCAAACACCAAATGCAATTTTACCATCTGGTTTGGTATGTGTGGGTAATGCAAATAATACTTCATTTATATTCTCAACATCCGAAAACTGGGTTGCACCAATAAGGGGAACATCAAATACGGGATATACGGCAACATTTAATAATATTCTTCTTAAACAAGGTACATTATTAGAGAAAACATTCACCGTTGATACCTCAATAAATCAAAAATTCATATTAGATAATGATGGAATTGACACTTCTACCATTAAAGTGTATGTAAATGATGGAGTAGAAGGACTTGGTGTTGAATATTCATTAGTTAACAATATTATTGATGTAAATTCAACATCACAAATCTATTTGATTCAAGAAGTACAGGATGAAAAGTATGAATTAATCTTTGGTGATGGTATAATCGGGAAAAAATTACCAAATGATGCAAAAATAAATGTAAAATATATTATTACTGATGGACAAGATGGAAATGGTATTGGTAATAAGAATGGTTTTGAATTTGTGGGTAAAATATTACAAAATAATCCAGAATCAGTCAGTAATACAATACCATTTTCATTTACAGTACCAAATGTAATAACAAATCAATCTTCTCAAAATGGTTCTGAGTCAGAATCTATAAATTCTATTAAATATTTTGCTCCAAAAATCTATTCTTCACAATTTAGAGCAGTAACTGCTAGAGATTATGAGACAATTATTAAAAGAATATATCCAGATACCGAATCTGTTGCAGTTGTTGGTGGAGAAGAGTTGGATCCACCAGAATTTGGTACTGTATCCATCAGTATAAAACCAAAAAATGGTAGTTTTGTATCTGATTTTAATAAAAATAGGATTTTATCACAATTAAAGCAATATTCTATATCAGGAATTACGCAAAAATTGACAGATTTGAAGATATTATACGTTGAACTTGATTCTGCTGTATATTTTGATGATACAAAAGTATCTACGGCAGAATCTTTAAGAGCAAAAGTAATTGATAGTCTTAATGCATATGCAAATTCATTAGATGTTAATAAATTTGGTGGAAGATTCAAATATAGTAAGGTACAGCAAGTAATAGATAATACTCATACGGCAATAACATCCAATATAACCAAGGTAAGAATTAGAAGGGATCTTAAAGTTGCTTTTAATCAATTTGCTCAGTATGAACTTTGTTATGGTAATCAATTTCATGTAAATGCTGCTGGTTTTAATATAAAATCTAAAGGATTTTATATTTCTGGACAAGTTAAACCAGTTTATTTAACTGATACTCCTAATGCTGATTTGAAAACTGGTGGGCTTTCTTTAGTACAATTATCAAATGTAGGAGATATAGTTGTTATAGCAAAATCTGCGGGAACTGTAGATTATATTAAAGGTGAAATTATTTTACAAACTTTAAATATCACATCAACAGTTGATGGAGGTAATGTTATTGAAATACAAGCAGTACCAGAATCTAATGATGTAATTGGATTAAAAGATTTATATTTGAGTTTTGACATCCCAGAAAGTACAATAAATATTATAAGAGATGTTATTAGTTCTGGTGACGAAATAACAGGAACCACCTTTATAAAAGATTTCTATACATCAAGTTATCTCAACGGACAATTAATACGACAGTAATATGATACAAAACGTTTTTGAATCTAGAGTGAAGATTCAACAAATTATTGATAATCAACTTCCAGAATTTATTAAAACTGAAAGTCCTAAAGCATTAGATTTTTTAAGACAATATTATATTTCTCAGGAATATCAAGGTGGTCCAGTTGATATAGTAAATAATTTAGATCAATATTTAAGTTTAGATAGTTTAATTCCTGAAGTTATAGTTGATAATTCTAATCTTAGTGTAGATATTACTGCAGAGGATCAAACAATTCAGGTATCTAATACAAAAGGATTTCCTGCTGAATATGGATTATTAAAAATTGATGAGGAAATAATAACATATACTGGTATTACTACCAATTCATTTACGGGTTGTAAACGTGGATTTAGTGGAATAACTGGTTATCATCAGGATTTAAATAGAGAAGAATTAATATTTTCTGATTCAGTAGCAGCATCTCATTCTTCTGGTAGTTCTGTACAAAATTTAAGTTCTTTATTTCTTAAAGAATTTTATCAGAAATTAAAATTTAGTTTAGTACCTGGTTTAGAAGATATTGATTTTACTCCTACATTAAATGTTGGTAATTTTCTAAAAGAATCAAGAGCTTTATATCAATCAAAAGGTACTGATGAATCATTTAGAATATTATTCAATATCCTTTATAATGAAACACCTTCTATTCTAAATTTAGAAGATTATCTAATAAAATCATCAGCAGCACAATATGTTAGACGTGAAGTTGTTATAGGAGAAATTGTTAATGAAAATTCTCCTGATGAAGAACCACCAAATCCTAAAAGATTAATTGGACAGACATTATTTAAAAAATCAGATTTAAATACCAATGCAGCTATATCTGAAATAGAACCATTTACAAGAGTTGGTGTAGCAGTTACAGAATCGCAACAATATTATAAAGTTTCTTTATTTATTGGTTATGATGATAGTGCATCTACTGTTCAAGGTAATTTTATTATTACACCAGCAACTAAAGTTATTGGTGATGTTGCAAAAGATTCTTCTATAATTACAGTAGATTCTACTATTGGATTTAAAGCAAGTGGTAATGTAGTATCAGGTAAGAATAATATCTCATATACAGATAAAAGTATTAATCAATTCTTTGGATGTAGTGGAATTAATAATCCAATTTCTTCAACAGATAATATAAGAAGTGATGATGATACTTATTTTGGATATGAGAGTGGAGATACTACTAGGAAAGTAGAATTTAGATTAACTGGAGTGTTATCAGAATTTGAACAAGTTTCGGAAGATGTTACTGTTGATGAAGAAGAGATTATAGGTGTAAGAAATCTTGGTGAATTGATAGAAAATCCATCTAGAGATAAAACATATAAGGAGATTTGGGCTAATAGTTTAATATACAATACAAGTACAAGATATCAAATTCAAAATCCAATAAATGATAGTAAATTAACTTTAAATGCTGCAACTTATGATAGATCAAGTTTAAAAGAAGGTGATGCTGTAGAAATACTTAAAAGAAATTCTAATAATATTGTATTTGGTAAAAATCAACTTTGTTATATTAAAAAAACTTATTCGGATAGTAATGAAATTCTACTTAATGCTATTAAGGATGATATAGATGATAATATTGAATCTAATAGAGAATATGATTTAAGAAGAAAGATTAATACCCCTATAAGTACTAAAACTCCTTTAGAATATGATAATATTACTTCAGATGTACAGAATTTATATGTTGAAGAAGAAAATGAATTAGTTTATGTTGCATCAAATTCATTACCATCCCATAGATTAGATGGGAATTTTGACAAACTTATAAATGATGAAGGTAAATTTATAAAATATTTAAGTAGTATTGATGTTCAGATTAACTCTGCAACTATTCCTGATAATCATCCAAATACTTATGGTTTATCGGATGAAATTTCAGATAGTATTACAAATCAATATGCATCAATTAGATTTGCAGATATTGTACCTTTTATAGATGGTGATGAAGTTTATTACAAACCTTCAGAAGATCCCTATGGTGGTTTGACTGAGGGAACTTATTTTGTGGAAATTGATTCTGATGATAGTAAAAAGATAAAATTATACAGTTCACCTACATTTATTGGTACATTAAATTATTTAAGGCTACAAGATTCTCCTGGAAATCATACATTTATATTAAATTCTCAAAGATCTGGGAAAATAGGAGCTCAAAAATTATTAAAGAAGTTCCCATTAAATATTGATAGTACTACAGCAAAACAGTCTATCACCACTCCTGGTACAACAGGAATGCTTGTTAATGGTGTAGAAATTACAAATTATAAATCAAAAGATAAAGTATATTATGGACCTTTAGAGTCTGTTAGTGTGTTAAATTCTGGTATTAATTATGATGTTATTAATTTACCACAAATTGACGTAGCTACAGGATTTGGTGTTACTGCATTAATTCAACCAGTAATTCAAGGTAGTATTAGGAAAGCATTTGTTGATACTCAAAATTTTGATATTAAAGATGTTCTTTCTGTTAATATTACAGGTGGTAATGGAAATGCTGTAATTGAACCTATAGTTAATGTTAGATATAGAGATGTTTCATTTAGTGGATTATCAACCTCTAATTTTGGTGGAGTTAGTCAAGAACATGATACAATTAAATTCGATATAGATCATGCATTTTTTAATGGCCAAGAAGTAATTTATAATTCTAATGGCAATCCAGGTGTTGGTGTAGGTATTGGAACATCTACATTATCTAATGGTGCAAGTTATTTTGTTAATGTCATTAATGAGAAAACAATTAAATTATATACCTCTCTTGAAGATGCGGTAACTCAAATTAATACTATAAATTTAAACACTTATAGTGCATTAGGAAGAGATCATAAATTTTCAACACTTTCAGATCAGAAATATGTTGCAGGATTAAATGTAATTGATGGTGGCACATTTACTAATAGAAAATTAATTGTTAAACCTACTGGAATTTCGACTCATTATGATAAAGTTATATTTAATAATCATGGATTTAATGATGGGGATAAAATTGTATATTCTACCACTGGAACTAAAATAAGTGGATTAACAACATCTACTGGAATATCAACTACTGCAAATCAATATCAAATTTTAAAACTTGATGATAATTCATTTAGACTTTCTGATGCTGGTATTGGTGGATCTATAACGTCTAATTATAGAAGAGGAAATTATGTACGTTTTGAATCAGTTGGTAATGGATATCATAATTTTTCATATCCTGATATTTCAATTTCTTTAACTTATGCTCCTGTTGGTTTTGGAACCAATACTCAAAATACTGAAGAAATTTTAGTAACTCCAATTGTTAGAGGTACTATTATTGATGCATATTTGTATGAAACTGGTACTGGATATGGTTCATCTATAATAAATTTTGAAAATAATCCTATTATTTCTATTAGGAGTGGTAAAAATGCATCTTTAAAACCTAATATAATAAATGGGAAAATTGATTCTGTATCTGTATCTTTTAGTGGTAATGAATATGTATCTATTCCTGATTTAAATGTAATTGATTCTTCTGGTTATGGAACTGGTGCAGAATTATTACCAATTATTGTTAATGGAAGAATAACAGATGTTAAAGTTATCAATGCTGGAATTGGTTATTCAAGTATTGACACATCAATAAATGTTGTTGCAGCTGGACAAAATGCAATTATTGATAGTAAAATAAGGGATTTAAAGGTTAATAATAATTTTAGATATGCTAAAAAGAATCAAGGTACTGTTAGTGAATTATTATTAGAGACGAATAATAATTTACAATATAGTGTATGTGGATATCATCAAACTTTAAGAGAATATTTTGATGATATTGCTACCCAAGATATAATTACTCATTCACCAATTATTGGATGGGCATATGATGGAAATCCAATATATGGATCATATGGATATAAGGATCCTAAAGAACGAGTAAATAATCAGCGTTTGATATCTGGATATGAATTAGATTCTTCTAATATTATTGATAGACCTAATACAACTGTTTTTTCTTTAGGTTATTTTGTAGATGACTATAAATTTACAGATAATGGTGATTTAGATAGAAATAATGGCAGATTTACAAAAACAAAAGATTTTCCTAATGGTGTTTATGCATATTTTGCAACTATAGACAATGAAAATAATCCAGAATTTCCATATTTTATTGGAGATTCTTATAGATCAACTCCTATACAGCAAGACATTGATCAATCATTTGATTTTACCAAATCAAAACTTTTAAGAAATACATTTCCATATAAAGTATCTGAAAAATATATTGATAATGATTTTATTATAGAAACTGATGAAATTGCTAAACAAAAATCTATAGTAGATTCAGTTACAATTGGTAGTGTTGATGAATTAAGTATAGTTTCATCTGGTGATAATTATCGAATTGATAATCTTTTGGAATTTGATGATGATGGTACTGAAGGTAATGGATTAACAGCTAGAGTTTCTTCTTTAAAGGGTAAAGATGTTGTAGATATTAATATAGATTCCACTGTTATTAATGACGTAATATTTACTTGGGATGATGGAAATAGAATAAAAGGTTCTATTTTGCCTTATCATTCTTTGAAAAATAATGATAATATTACAATTTCTGGATTTGCATCAACATTGTCAGAATTAAATGGAAATTATCCTATCGGTGTTACTACTTTTTCAGCATCAGGAATTGGTACAATATTAGCATCTTCTGGAATAACGACTGAAATATATGTCTCTTCAATTCCAGAATCAGTATCTATAGGTAGTAGTATTGGAATTGGTACGGAAACATTAAAAATATTGGATATTTATAGAAATCTTAATATTTTAAGAGTTGAAAGAGAATTTGCTGGAATAGCACATACAGTACCTTTTAAAATATCTTATTTACCAAATTCATTTATAATTGATAAAAATATAACTTATTTTGATTCTAGATTAAATAATAAAGTTTATTTTAATCCAAAAGAATCAATAGGATTTGGAACTATTTCAGGTATTTCATCCTCTGTAACTTTTAGTTTTGGAATATCTGATAGTATTGCAAGAGATATACCTACACAAAGAGTTTATATTGAAAAACATCCATTTACTGAAGGCCAAGAAGTAGTATTTACTGCTGGTACATCTAATATAGCAATATCTACTGATGGGAATTCTGCATTTAATTTACCATCAACTGTTTATATTTCAAATACTAGTAATAATACTATTGGGATAAAAACTGGTATTGGTACAGATTCAAATGGATCATCTTATTCTGATGTATTTTTTGTAAGTGGTGGTGCAAATGAAGATAATACATATTCTTTTGAAAGTAAGTATAATCAATTATTTGGAGATATACAAAAAAATGTTGCAACAGTTTCAGTTTCAACTTCTCATAGTTTGCAAGTAGATGATGAAATTAGTTTAAATATTAAACCAAATTTATCAGTTGGAATTGGTACAACTTCTATAGTTGATATTAGAAGAGATGAATTAACGGGTTTTTCATTAGTAGATCCAATAAGTTTTAATTCAACAGGAATTAATACTTCAAATAGTCAATTTGAAATTATATCTCATGGATTAAAAACAGGTGATAAAATATCTTATACAACCACTGAACCTAATATAATTCCTGAAGGATTATCAATTAAAGATTATTTTGTATATAGAGTTGATAATAATAAATTTAAATTATCAGAAACATTAAATGATGTTATATCTAATCCACCAGTAACTGTAGGTATTGCAAGTACGGGTGGTATATCACAATCTATTTCTTTAATTAATCCGCAGATTAATGTCGTTCGTAATAATAGTTTAGTTTTCGATCTAAGTCATTCCTCACTAAAAGATTATAAATTAAAACTTTATTATGATGTAGATTTTAAAAATGAATTTGTATCTACAGCATCTACTATTTTTGATTTAATAGGTATTGGAACACCAGGTATTGGCCATACCTCAACATTTACAATTGATTATAATTTATCATTACCAAAACAATTATATTATACATTTGAAAAATCTGGATTTATTAGTACATCTGATATAAATGTTAAAAATTACTCTCAAATCAATTTTGTAGATAGTAGTTATAATGATACTTATAATATTATTGGTATTGGTATAACCACATTTGATATTGCATTAAAATCATTACCAGAAAGATTGTCATATAATCAAAATGATTGTGATTCTTTATTATATTCAACAAATTCTTTAACAGAAAAAGGTGGTATTGATAAAATAGGTATTGATTATGGTGGATTTGGTTATAAAAAATTACCTAATTTTGTTGGCACATCATCAACAGAAGGAACAGGTGCTCTTGTCATTGCTAAATCAAAGAATATTGGAAATATAAATCAAGTAAGAATTGTGAATGAAGGTTTTGAATATTCATCTGATAATACTTTAAAACCAAATGCATCTATATCTCCATTCATTACTATAAAAGAATCAAATACTATTGGAAATATTTTTGTTATTAGTGGTGGTAGAGGATATTTAAATGAACCAACAATTAATATTGTAGATTCTGTAACAAAAGAAGTACTTGATAAAGGTATTTTTTCTCTTGATTTAATAGGTAATTCAATCAATAGAGTTGATATTTTATCAAATCCTTATGGTATTTCTGATAATACAGTAAATTTATTTACTACAAATAATAGTAATGGTGTTGGTGTTAAAAATGTAGAATCTAGTTCATCAGGTATTTTTACATGTGCAATAACTACTCCACCTGCAGGATTTACAAATCCACCATTTTCACCAGGTGATGAAGTATTTGTAGAAGGTATTACTAAAAATAGTACAACTGGATCTGGATTTAACTCTAAAGACTATGGATTTGAATTCTTTAAAGTTCTTAGTTGTGATGATACTGGACTTGATTTTAAAGTTGTATTTGATATTAGTGATTTAACAACAAATACAGGAATAGCTGATACAGTTAATTCTTTAGCTGGTGTTGTAAATAAAGAAAATTATCCTATCTTTGAGTGTACATTAGAATCTACAAGATTTATTATAGGTGAACAATTATTAATAGATGGTGAATTAAGAGATTTGTATATTACTAAAAGTGAAAGTGATTATATTAAAATATTTGGTAATTATAATTTATTAGTTGGTGATGTTATTATAGGAAAAGAATCTGGAGTAACAGCAACTATTGATAGTATTGAAAATAATAATGGAAGATTTGTAGTAGATTATTCAAATAAGAAAAATATAGGATGGTATGATAATGTTGGAAAACTTAGTGAAGATACTCAAGTAACACCTGATAATAATTATTACCAAAATCTTTCATATTCGGTAAAAAGTTCTCGTACTTATGATGAATTAAGATCTACTGTAAATAGTTTACTTCATACTAGTGGACTTAAGAATTTTGCTGATACTGGAATTACATCAACTTCAAATGTTGGAATTGGTAGTACAGATGCTACAATTTCTATTAGAGATTATATAGGAGATAATAGAGTTGATACTATCTACAATTTTGATATTGCAAATAGTATCAACAGTAATAATAACTCTAAATTTATATCATTACAGAATAAAAAGTTGAATAATTTTATTCTTTCAAAGAGTAATGAAGTTCTTAAAATAGATAATATAAATACACAATTTTCTAATTTAGATGCAGAACCTCATCAATATTTAAATATTCTTGAAAATCCTGTAATAGATCATCAAAATTTAGTTATTAGGATTTCTGATTTAGCAAATTCTAAAACACAATTATCTGAGTATATATTATTACATAAGAATAATAATAGATTTTTATTAGAAAAAGGACAATTATATTCTGGTATTACGACATCTTATGGTGATTTAAAATCATTGGGTTATTTTGATTTCATTGAAGATGATTTGGGTACAAATTATTTTAGATTTATACCTATAGAAAGTCCAGAATTAACTGATTATGATATAAAAATAATTGATAATAAATTTACATCTACAACTGGAATTGGAACATATCCTGTAGGATTTATTAATTTATCTGGTACTACAACGATAGGTTCTAATACACCAACAACTACAGGTATTATTACTAGTCATTCTGAAAAAGTTACATCATTATATGCAAAAAATTATTTAACTAATAGGACAACAAAGGAAGTTAACTATGTAGAAGTTTATGCCACACATGATGGTTCTAATACTTATATTTCTGAATATTTTATTGATTCTCAAACTAAACAAATATATTCATCTATAGGAATAGGATCTTTTAAAGGTTCTATTAGTGGAACTGAATTTACATTGAATTATGAAAATAATACAGAGGATATAATAGATATTCAATCTAATATAGTTGGATTTGGTACAACTTCTATTGGAACAGGAACTTATAGATTTAAATTACCTAATCAACCATCTGGACAAGAAAGAACAGCAATTTATCAATCTAATTATTCAAAATCAATTGGTATATCAACAGTATTTGAATTAAATAAAAGTATCTTTAATAGTGTTAAATCTGTAATTGAAGTTAGTGTTGGTTCTACAAAAGCACTTCATCAAGTAATGGTAGTTCAGGATTCAAATGGTGTTTGTATGAATCAATTACCATTTCTTTCTGCAAATGGAATAATACCTAATACATCTATAGAGGAATATGATAATATTCTTGGGATAGGTACATTTGGAGTTAATTCTGATTCTTCTAATAATTTCTTATTAAAATTCTATCCTGATGCATTCTTTAATTCTTCTGATATTCAAGTATCTGCATTAAATTTATGCATTTATAATGATATTGATATATTTAATACACTTAATACTCCAGATTTAAGTTATGGTAATGTTGTAGAATCTGTTGATTTGTATGCATACAATGCACCATATGGTACTCGTGTTCAAAGAACTGATTTTACTTTAGAAAATAATAATACACCTATTTTTGCAAAATCTTTTGAACCTAGTAATTCAACAGAAGTTAATCTTTCTACTGGATTATTCACTATTGATAATCATTTCTTTAGAACTAATGAGGAATTAATTTATAAACCAGGATCTACATTTGTTGGTGTGGGTTCTACTGCTATGGAATATAAAGGTACTGGTGGTATAGGGCAGTTACCAACAACTGTTTTTGCTGTTAGAAATGATGAAAACTCTTTTTACATTTCAACTACATCTCCTGCTTCTGTAGGTACAGCAGTTACTTTTGTTGGTGTGGGAACAGGAAATTATCATAAACTTATAATGGCAAATAGCAATACTAAGGCTGTTGTGACTATTGATAGTGTTTTACAATCTCCAGTAGCAAATACATTACTTTCATATACATTAAAAGATAATGTTGGTGGACAAATTGGAACAGCATCAACAATTTTTGGATTAAGTGGTATATCTTCCATTAATTCTAATGACATCTTAAAAGTTAATGATGAATATCTTAAGGTAGTTAATGTTGGTTTTGGTACTACTACTATAGGTCCAATTACTACTGGTATAGGAACAACTGCATTAGTTGTGACAGAACGTGGCTTTGTTGGAACTTCTGCAACCAATCATGCTGATGGTAGTACAGTTGAACTTTATAGAGGTTCTTATAATATTGTAGATGAAAAAATACACTTTGCATCTCCACCAAGAGGAAGAGGTGGGTCATTGAAAAATAGTAGTAATTTGCTTGAACCTAAATCTGATTTTAATGGAAGAGTTTATCTTAGAGATGATTACTCAAATAATCAAGTATATGATGATATCTCTGAGCAATTTACTGGTATAAGTCAAACATTTAATTTAACAGTTGGTGGTGCAAATACTGTAGGATTGGGCAATTCTGGTGGAAATGGACTTTTATTGATAAACAATATTTACCAAAGACCTACTGCAGAAAATAATCCTGGAAATAATTATCGAATACTAGAGGATACTGTATCAGGTATTAGTAGTATTGAATTTACGGGTATTAAGACTGATACTGGAGATATATTTATTAGTGATAGTGATGTAAATCAAAATCAATTACCAAGAAATGGGTTGATTGTTTCTCTTGGATCTACTCCAGGATTGGGATATGCACCTCTTGTTGGAGCAAGAACTTTTGCTAAAACAAATGCTAATGGTGAGATTACATCAATTGTTAGTACTGGAGAAACAGGCCCTAGTAATTCTATTACTACTGCAAATTATAATAATGTAACTGGTGATATTATTATTACCACTAAAGACCCACATGATTTTGAATTGGGAATTGTTAATCAAGTTAAATTACATAATCTTGAGTTTGATTGTTCTGGACAATATCTCGGAGTAACTACAACATTCTTCCCAGAAGATATTGATCCTGTTACTGGAGTTAGTAGTGCATCATATAGTGTTTTGGATACTATTCCTGGAGACTTTGAACATAGATTTATACGAGATGCATTTGAAGGTAGTACTGGTGCTATACAGTTAATGAGCAGCCCATTTGGAGATAGAAAAGTTACTTCTGCAGTGTATTCTCCTACAAAAGGTACTCTAATTGTTACACATGATGGTAATTCTCTTTCTCATAATCAAGGAATAAAATTCCGTAATCTTTCGTTAGTATTTACTTGTGATGCAGATGGTCATACAACTGAGCATCCTTATCCAAGATTAACAGATCCAGTATATGCAAACATAATAAACGTATATGATGTTTCTGGAAATACATTTACTGTATTTGTTGGAAAATCTCCAACATATAGATTTAAAACTAATGTAGGTATATCTACAATTCCTCATAATTATATGCGAGGTGGTATTGTTACTCCTTGGTATGATGCTAATTATGGATCTGGTTATAGAGGTTCAGTATCAATTGAAATAACCGATGTGCCATTTACACATAAATTTGTCGGAACTTCTGGTACTAGTATATTTGTAAATTCATGGGCAGGTACTCCAAAAACGGTTACTGATGCAAGTTATGAGCCATCTAGTGGTGATTTAATATTAACTATTCCTTCTCATGGACTTACAACGTCTGATAATGTTGGTATAAACACAGATTCATTAATATTCTCATGCTCTAAAGATGATTATAAATCTATTCATGTTTATCCAAGATCAACAGATCCTGTATCAGGTATACTAACATCAATTAATTCAAAGACGGATGATACATTTACTGTAAATGTTGGTTCTAGTATAGGAAGTAATGGTAATATTACTGCTACAGTTGGTGCTGGTGGAACTCTAGCATTTAATATTGGTGCTGCAGGTACTAATTATAAGAATCCTGAAATTACTGTTCCTGAACCAAATTATGCAAATTTAGAAGTTAAAGGAGTATCAAGATTGGGTATTGGTACAACTACAGATACTGGAACTGGTTTATTACTTGATGTTACTATTGGAGCAAGTTCTACGACAGGTACAGGTGCCACTCAATTCTCTGTTACTGATTGGAACATAACAAGAGATGGTTATTCGTTTAAAAAAGGAGATGTATTTACTCCTGTTGGTTTAGTTACTGATGCTAGTTTAGAATCTCCAATATCACAATTTGAATTAACAGTAGTGGATACTTTTACTGATTCATTTGCAGCTTGGCAATTTGGACAATTTGATTATATTGATTCTATTAAAGATCAACAAGATGGTAAGAGAACAAGATTTACTCTTAAATATGATGATGAATTTTTGAATTTTGATACGGATTCAAATAGTGATTTTAATATAAATCTTTCAAATGCACTATTAATTATAGTTAATGGTATAATTCAAGAACCAGATATTTCTTATAAATTTAATGGTGGAACATCTTTTGTATTTACTCATCCACCAGAACCTGAAGATGATGTTGCAATATTCTTCTATAGAGGAACATCTGAAAGTGATACTGAATTAAAAGAAGGTATTAGACCATCATTAAAATCTGGTGATAAATTAGAATTGCTCAGAATACATGACAATGATGTTAATCAAAAGTCCAGAGTAATGCTTGGAATTGCGACTTTAGGTTCTGGGTATGTAGAAACTGATTTATATTTTGGTGAGGGTGTTAATGATTTGGATAAAACTTTAAAATGGACAAAACAGAAATTTGATAGAATTATTGATGGTGAACCTATTTCTAAATCTAGACCTAGTTTAGAACCATTAATATTCCCAACAGCAAAAATAATTGGAGATATTTCTTCTACAGAAGGATTAACAAATATTTTCATTGATAATAGAGGAATATTTGATGATGAAGAAGAAATATCCTTTAAACCTATTGGTGGACTTATTATTGATAGTATTGCTCCTGTAGCTGCTGGATTAACTGCTATTGTTTCTGCTGCGGGTACAATTTCTACATTAAGTATTGTTAGTAGTGGTAGTGGATATGTTGGAGCAACAACTTCAATATCTATTGGAATACCAACAACTGGTGTAGGTGTGGGTGTTGGAACAATAGCAACAGCAACAGTAACAATAACCAATGGTTCTATTACTACACCAATTACTATTACTAATGAAGGATTTGGGTATAATCAAAGTATAGTACCCAATGTTCTCGCACCATTGCCTATGTTTAATAAATTAGAAGAAGTTTCTAAAATTAATGCTATTCAAGGATTTACTGGTATTATTACTGGTATTAGTACTACTTCTGGTATAGGTGGAGCACCATTAGCAATTGAATTTAATTTAAAGGATGGTGGAATATATAATGGTTTATTAGTAAATTATCCTGTTTACATACATGGGACTTCAATTGGAAGTGGTGTAACTTCAATTTATACCTCTGATGATAATATTGTTGGTATTGGAACAATATTTTTAGATAATGTATATAATGTTAGTGCATGGAATTCTGTTACTGGTATTCTTAAATGTAATATAGATTCTAATACTTCTGTTGTTGGACTTGGTAGTACTAGTGGAACAGTATATGCTGGTGAAGTATCATGGGGTAGATTATATAATAATGATACTGGAACTATTACAAGAGGAGTAAACCCTATTTCAATAGGGGTTACGGGACTTACAATTGATGCTGGATTAACTACCCTCCCAACTATACAAAGAAGGCTTCAAGGCTTGCGAGATACTGGGGGTATTGAAGTATCTTAATTAATGTTATAAATATCTAAAAAACTATTAATATGTCTGCTGTAGTAACAGATCAATTTAGAATATCAAATGCGGGTAATTTTGTAGATTCTGTACTCGATACTAATAATTCCTACTATGTATTTCTAGGACTTTCTAATCCTAGTTCTATAAGTGGATTTGGTAGAAATTCATCTTGGCCATCAAATCCAATTGATAATTATCAGTATGAATCTCATTATAGAGATACTTCATTATTTGGTAAAAAAATTAACAGTAAAAATATTAGAAGAGTTGTTCCTAAAGTTCAATGGGTTGCTAATAATCGCTATGATATGTATAGGCATGATTATAGTATTAATAATTTAACACCTAACTCAGCAACCACTAGATTATATGATGCACAATATTTTGTTATTAATAGTGATTTTAATGTTTATATTTGTTTAGATAATGGTGGATATGGCTCTCCAAATTCTACTACTGCTAAAGGTGGTACTTCTAAAGATGAACCCACTTTTACGGATTTAGAACCAAGTGCTGCAGGAAATAGTGGAGATGGGTATATTTGGAAGTATATTTTCTCAATATCACCTAGTGATGTTATTAAATTTGATTCAACTGAGTATATTGTTGTACCTAATGATTGGGAAACATCTACAGATACTCAGATTCAAAATGTAAGAGAGGCTGGTGATTCTACTATAAACTTTAACCAGATTAAAAAAGTATATATTGAAAATGGTGGTTATGGTTATAATGGTGGACAATCTACTGGAGAATCTGGTCCACGAACGAATGTTCCAATAATTGGTGATGGAAGTGGTGCTAAAGTATCTATTGATTTTGCTGAAAATGGAGTAATTAGTGATATTACTGTTACTGCAGGTGGTAGTGGATATACTTATGGATTTGTTGATCTTTCTGGTCTTAGACCTGATAGTTTTGCAGAAGATAATAAAATACCTGCAAAGTTAATTCCAATTATTCCACCATCCAAAGGTCATGGTTATGACATTTATAAAGAATTGGGTGCTGATAGAGTTTTAGTTTATGCAAGATTTGATGATTCCACTAAAGATTTTCCAACAAATACAAAATTTTCTCAAGTTGGTATTATAAAAAATCCATCTACATTTACTGATTTAAATACAATTTTTACAGGAAGTCAATATTCTTCCGTATATTCAATTAAATTTGCATCTACTTTTGATTCAACTCCATCTATAGGTTCTACTATAACACAATCACAAGAGTTTGGAGTTGCGAAAGGATATATATCATCATATGATGATGAAACTAAAGTATTAAAATATTATCAAGATAGAAGTTTATACTTTAATCCTGATGGAACTCATACAGATTATGTTGGATTGAGTAGTGTTGGTAATGTATTACCTTTTGAATCTGATGGCCAAAATCAAAAAATTAATTTTTCATATACTACTGGAGTTGAAGAACCTATTAATTCTAGTTTTAGTGGAATTACAACAACAATTGGATCAAAACAAATAGATTTGGGAGTCAATTTTACAAATGGTCTTGCAAATCCAGAGATAAATAGAAATACTGGTGACATAATTTATATCGATAATCGAAAAATGGTGACACGAGACAGTAAACAAAAAGAAGACGTTAAAATTATTCTGGAATTTTAAAGACACATGGCACAGAAAAAGAATTTAAATATCAGTCCTTATTATGATGATTTTGATCAATCTAAGAATTTTTATAAAGTTCTTTTTAAACCAGGATTTCCAGTTCAGGCGAGAGAATTAACTACTCTACAATCTATTTTACAAAATCAAGTAGAAAATTTTAGTGCTGGTTCAGGTTTAAATGAGGGGGATCTTGTTATTCCAGGAGCTCCTAGTTATCATGGTGATTATAATTCAGTAAAACTTAATTCTTCTCAATTTGGTATTGATATTTCTTTATATGTTACTCAACTTATTGGAAAAACTATAAAAGGACAAACTTCTGGTATAACTGCAACTGTAGAATCTGTTGCTCTGCCTGATGGTAATAATGTTGAAGATATAACAATATATGTCACATATATTACAGCTAGTACTATAGATTTTACTGGAGTTACTTTTTTAGATGGAGAATCTTTATTATCTAATGATAATATAATTTATGGAAATACAACAATATCTGCTGGATCTATTTTTGCAACTCTTATATCTTCAAATGCTACTGCAATAGGTTCAGCTGCTTCTGTTGATAATGGTATTTATTATGTTAGAGGAAATTTTGTTAATGTTGATAGACAAACAATAATTTTAGATAATTATACTAATACTCCATCTTATAGGGTAGGATTAAAAATTGATGAATCTATTGTTCGTGCGAAGGATGATAGTTCATTATATGATAATGCTAAGGGATTTTCAAATTATGCTGCTCCTGGTGCCGATAGAGTTAGGATTGGATTAACTCTTACAAAAAAAGTATTATCAGACACAAATGATACAGATTTTGTGGAGATAATGAGAGTAAAAGATGGAGAAGTTAGAGAATTTACAAAAAAAGGCACACATAATTATAAGGTACTTAAAGATTGGATAGCTGGTAGAACTCAAGACGAATCTGGAGATTATGCAATTGATCAATTTGATATATCTGTTAGTGACTCTTTGAATGATAGATTAGATAATCGTGGGATATATTATAGTAATCAAAATACACAGCAGGGAAATACTCCTTCAGATGATTTAATGTGTGTAACAGTTTCACCAGGTAAAGCTTATGTAAATGGTTATGACGTTACAATTAGTGATAATATGGGTAATGTTATAGATGTTGAAAAACCTAGAGATAGTGAAAAAATAAACGTATCAAGTGTTGATTTTACCTTCGGGAATATTTTAAAGGTTAATAATATTAGTGGACAACCTCAATTAAGAAAAACTATTCAATTACATAGTACATTAGATGCTAGTGGAACACAAATAGGAGATGCAAGATTATATTCAATACATTTATCAGAATCTTCTTATACTTCAGCAGCTTCAAAATGGAATGCACATCTTTATGATGTACAAACTTATACTAAATTAACTTTAACTCAAACAGCAACTAGTGATGAGGTTCCTCTTACAACATATGTAAAAGGGTTACGTAGTGGTGCTACTGGATATATTCAAAATATAAATGCAAAGGTGTTTACATTAAGACAGACATCAGGTTCTTTCATGGTTGGAGAAGAGCTATCTTTTAATGGTGCTAAGAATCCTGCATTTGGTATAAGAACTATTGAATCAATTGTTGTATATGGTGCTAGAGATATTAGATCAATAAAACAAACTAAAGATGATGCGAAATATTTTCAAGATTTTAAAGCAACTTCCTTTTTAGAATCACTTCCATTGCCAAATGGTATTCTTGGAGGAACAATAACTGGCGGAAATGCATTAGTAAGTCCAGGAAAAGCATTTACTGGTATACCAGTTGGTACTATTATTCGATATCAATTTACATCTGGAGATGAAGTTTTTTGTAAAGTAACAGGTGTTAGTAATGGTGGTATGCAATTAGATATTGATAATGCAGATGGTTCGGATGTGATTGGTGTTTATAATAAAGATGTTCAAAATGGTACTTTCTCTGAGATTCGATTAGGAGTTCCTTCATTAATAAAGCGAGATGGATTATATGTAAAATTACCAGATCCTAATATTTCTTCTGTTGATCTTTCAGCATCAGTACTTCCAATATCAGCTCAAATAACAAATAAAACCATTAATAGCAATAACGTTAGTGTTAGTCTTTCTGATATTAAAGATGGAAATGAAGTTGGCATTTCTAGTGTATTTTTTGAGGCATATCAATCTGAAAGATATTCAATTTTTTATTCAGGAGGTGGAATTGGTGCTGTAACTTCTGATAGTTTTGCTAGAGGTAGTAGTAATTCTACAGTAACTTTTAGTGGATTAACTGATGGTTCTAATTCTGTTATTAATATAACAGCAAATAAACAAGGTATTCAAAGTAAAAGAAAAAATTATGAGAGAAGTCAAGTACTTACTATATCTAGATCTAGAAATCCAGAATCTGGAACTATTGTTGGAAGGTCATTAGCAGATGGATTAGATTATAATAATAAAGCATATGGTTTAAGAGTTCAAGATGAACATATTTCATTAAATGTTCCTGATGTAGTTAAAGTTTTAGCAGTTTATGAATCAAAAACTTCTTCAGCACCGACATTAGATACTATTACATTTACTTCAACTGCTAATGTAGGAACTAATGCTATTATAGGTGAAACTATTAGAGGTGAAACTTCTAATGCTATTGCAAGAATAGTTACAAATAATAATTCATCTCCTTCATCTGGAGGTGCTAATGTTTTAGGAATTGTATATTTAAATGATAAAAAATTTAATCTTACTGAGAGAGTTTTATTTAAAGAATCGGAAATAGTTAGTGATATTGAAAGTATAGAAAATGGTAGTTATAAAGATATTTCAAGATTCTATAGTTTAGATAAAGGGCAAAGAGATGAATACTATGACTATTCTAGATTAGTTAGAAAAACTAATGCATCAATACCATCTAAGCAGTTGATGGTAATATTTGACAAGTATATAGTACCTTCTGATGATACAGGAGATGCGTTTACGGTATTAAGTTATGATAAAGAAAGATATACTAAAGATATACCTATAATTGGTGATTCTGAGGTAAGAGCAACAGATACTCTTGATTTTAGACCTAGAGTATCTGATTTTAATTTATCAAATGCTTCTCCATTTGATTTTGGCCAAAGAAATTTTGATAGTGCTCCCAAACATTTAATAGCTCCTAATGAAGCAACAAATTTAGGATATCAATATTATCTAGGAAGAATAGATTCGGTTTATTTGAGTCAGTATGGTATGGTATCAGTAGAGAAAGGACAACCATCTCGTACACCATTAGAATCAGTAAGTGTTAATAATCTTATGAAATTAGCAACTATTACTTTACCACCATATCTTTATGATCCTAAAGATGCTGAGTTTCGTTTAGTTGATAATAGAAGATATACTATGAGAGATATTGGAGTACTTGAAGATAGAATTGATGAATTAGAAAGAGTAACTACCTTATCTTTATTAGAAACAAATACTCAAGCTTTAACAGTTGAGGATGCAAATGGTAGGAGCAGATTTAAAAGTGGTTTTTTTGTTGATACTTTTAATACAGATGAATTTATAGATGGTTCATCATCAATAGCAGTTGATACGGATAATGGTGAAATAAGACCTATTATTTCTAGAAATAGTTTAACAAATCAACTCTTACCTGCAACAAATACGATTGATGAAGAATTGGATTTATATTCAAATTATGACTTACTGGATTCTAATGTACAGAAAACAGGAAATGTAGTATCTTTAAAGTATGAAGAAATTGGATGGATTCAACAAACATATGCAACACAGATATGTAATGTTAACTTTTATAATGTGTCTCAATATACAGGAACAGTTACTTTAACTCCAGAGACTGATACTTGGGTAAGAACAATTAGATTAGCTGATATAGTGTTGGATATGAAAACTGTTTATAAAAAGAAAAAGAGAAAGAGATGGGGTTGGGGTAGTAATAAGAAAAAGAGAACCACATATAGTACTACTTCTGGGGATGTACTTGTTGATAGTGGAGATGAGACATGGATGAGATCCAGGAATGTGAGATTTAATGCTGAAGGTTTATTATCTAATGCACTACATTATCAATTCCTTGATGGTAATAGTGATGTACATTACATTCCAAAATTACTAGAAATATCTCCTGATAGTACTTTGGAAAACTATGGTTCAGATTCATCATTAAATAAATTTAGGATGGGTGAAACTGTTACTGGTTATAGTGATGATGTAAATGGTATAGAAATTATTAATTTTAGATTAGCTAAATCAAATCATAAACGTGGAGATTATAATAATCCTACTATCACATATTCAAATAATCCATATTCTCCCGAACAAACTTTACAGGATGAATATACAACTTCTTCTAAAGTATTAAATATTGATACTTTTTCATTAGCAAGTATAGAACAGGGTTTATATAGTGGATATGTTGAAAGAGGTACAAAATTAGTTGGAAATGAATCTGGAGCAGTTGCTTATGTAAAAGATTTAAGGTTAATTACTGATATTAATGGAAATTTACAAGGATGTTTCTTCTTAAAAGATCCAAATACTACTCCACCACCAAGTGTTCAAATAGAAACTGGTTCAAAAACTTATAAATTAACAAGTAGTCTTATTAATGCACCTAATATAACAGGTACGGCATCAATTTCTTCAGCATCAACTCCATATGAAGCAGTTGGCACATATAAAGAAATGCAGGTACAAGAACAAACTACAAAAACTATAACAACAACCAAAAACTGGTTTCATTTCTGTATTGGAAGTGGTGATCCTTTAGCACAAACTTTTAGTGTTGGTGGTGCTGTAGAAGCTCCAGATCCAGGTGTTACATTAAATGAAGATGACAATGGTGTTTTTGTTACTTCAGTAGATATATTTTTTGGACTTAAATCTAATGGAAATGCTCCAATAACATGTGAAATTCGTACTACAGAATTGGGAACTCCTACTAAAATTCGTGTTGGAAATTCTGTAACATTAAGGCCTGAGGAAGTTAATACTTCCCCTGTAGGTGAAGTTGCAACTAATTTTAAGTTTGCAGAACCAATATACTTAGAAGCTGGAAAAGAATATGCGATTGTTCTTGTTGCTCCAACAAGTAATGAGTATGAAGCTTGGATAGCACGTTTTAAGGAAGCAACAATTGAAACACAAGAACTTCCTAAAGATCAACAAGTTATATACAGTAGGCAATGGGCTTTAGGTAGTCTATTTAAATCTCAAAATGGTTCTATTTGGACTGCAGATCAATATGAAGATTTAAAATTTAAATTATATAAAGCTAAATTTTCAACTACTCCAGGAACAGCTTTCTTTGCTAATCCTACATTAGATAAAAGTAATGGATATGTATCTGAACTTGAGTCTAATCCTATTACTACATTTTCTAGAAAAGGTTATATTGGAATTACGGCTGTTACTGATTCAGTTGGAATTTCATCCTATTCCAGAGGAAGAACTGTTGTAGGATATAATGATGATAATGTAACAGCTGTTATTGTTGGTACAGGAGGCCCTGTAAAAAGTGCTAGTGTAGGTATTGTAACAGGTGGAATTAATTACAAACCAAATATGTCAACCTATGGACCTGTTGGTGTTTATAATATTACCGGGAAAGGTAGAGATTTGAAATTAAATATTACTTCAAGTTCTGGAGGAGTAATTACTAATGTAGCTATAAATGGTTCCAATGTAGGATCTGGATATACTATGGGAGACAAAGTTGGTATCATTACTGCTGAGAGTGAAGGTAACTATGGTGGTATTGGTGCTGAAATTTCAATAGACGATATTGAAGGTATTGATACATTATATTTGGATGATATACATGGAAGAGTAGGTGCTGATGGATTTAAATCTGGTGAAGATCTTAAATTTATTGAAGATGGTTCAACAACTGTCACTCAGACTAATATAGATTTAACTACTGATTTAATTCTTGATGGTGGAATTAATTCTGGAGATTATTTTAGAATAAATGATGAATTAGATCATGGAATGTATGCATCTAATAATAAAGTAATCATAAAAAATGTTACAACTGATGTAGATGCAACTACACTTACATCTAATTTAGAAAGTAATGAAACATCATCAATTGAAGTTGCATCAACTGAAAATTTATCTATTTTTGAAGGACTTCCTGTTAGTGCCACTAATCCAGGATATGTACTAATTGAAGGTAAAGAAATTGTTAGTTATAAGGAAGTTCAGGCTGGTAATATATTATATGATCTTGAAAGAGGTGTAAATAGTACATCAAGTCTTAATAATAATTCATTACATAATGTTGGTGCGAAAGTGGAAAAATATGAACTTAATGGGGTTTCTTTATTAAGAATTAATAAGACACATATAATATCACCTACGAATATTGATTTGGATAGTTATGGTATCCAAATTGATAAAGGAGTCACAGGAACTACTATTAATAGAAGTTTTGGTGGAACACAACCAGAATTATCTTTTAATATTAGTGAATCTCCTGTTGGTGGTTCAAATGTAACCGCAACTAGAAATATAATATATGATACAATAGTACCGATTTATGATGTATTTACACCATCAGATGTAACTTCTACATCAGCATCTATTAGAACTGTTAGTGGTACTAGTGTTAGTGGTAGTGAAAATTCATTTATAGATCAAGGATTTGAATCGGTTCAGTTAAATCAACCAAATAAATTAAGTAGTGTAAGACTTATATGCTCTAAAGTTAATGAAATTGAGTATTTGAATAATATTGAGAGAAATAAATCTCTTACTACAGGAATATCATTATCATCAACTGATGAAAGTGTATCGCCAATAATATTCCTTAATAACTCTAATACTGAATTTAGATGTAATAGATTAAATAATCCAATATCTGATTATATTACAGATAATAGGGTAAATTCTAGAACTGCTTTTGATCCACATAGTGCTATCTATATTTCACCTCCAGTAACATTAGATAAACCTGCAGATGGTTTAAAAGTATTATTATCCGCATATAGGGATGCATCATCAGATTTTAGAGTTCTTTATTCTATAAAGAGGCCAGATTCAGATGAAATTCCACAAGAGTTTGAATTATTCCCTGGTTATGATAATCTTAATGATACAACTGGAGATGGTTTTGGTGATAGAGTTATAGATTCTGTTAATAATAATGGTAAACCGGATGCCTTTGTTCCTGCTAGTTTGGATAATCAATTCTTAGAGTATCAATTTACTGCAGATAATTTAGGTGAATTTATTGGATATCAAATTAAAATTGTTATGTCTGGAACAAATCAAGCCTATCCAATAAGAATTAAAGATTTTCGTACTATTGCATTAAAATGATAAGAGTAGATGGATACTCTCATTTATATCGAGATGAAAAATCTGGTGCTATCATAAATTCTGATAGTATTGAATATTCTAATAGATTAAAAACTATTTCTTCTATTAAAAATGAAAAAAGTGAGTTAAATCGGATGAAATCTGAGATTGATGAGTTGAAAGCACTCCTTAAAAAATTATTAGAAAAAAGTACGGATTGAAATACAATATAAATAACAAGTAGGGATTTTATATCAAAATAGATGGCCGTATATGTTAGTAATCTTGTAATTAATACGGGAACTACTTTTTCACAAACATTTACATTAGAATCAGCTGAAACTAATTCAGTAATGGATTTGGGAGATTATGACGTACATGCTCAGATGAGAAAACATGCTAGTAGTTCATCTAAGACAGATTTTGTTGCTACGGTTGTTAATACTGCAGGGATAATTAAATTAGACTTGGCAGATGAGAAAACAGCATTATTATCACCTGGTAGGTATGTTTATGACATTGTAATTACTTCAGGAGGAGGGGTTAAAACAACTGTTGTTGAAGGTAGTGTTCTTGTTAGGGAAGGAGTAACTAGATAATGGCAGATATTAAAGTTAGTGTTGGACAACAAAATGCCGTAAAGGTTATTGCTAGTAATGTTGGTATAGGTAATATTATAAACACAAGTTTTAATGTTATTGGTGGAATTGGTAATATTGCTACTTTAAATGTTAGTGGAATTGCTACATTTCAGAATAATGTATCTATTGAGGGAACCCTAGTTGCTGGATTAATAGATGGAGGTTCATTCTGATGGCTAAACCAAGTACTAGACAAGGATTAGTAGATTACTGTCTAAGGCAGTTAGGTGCTCCTGTGTTGGAGGTTAACGTTGATGATGATCAAATAGATGATGCAGTGGATGATGCTCTTCAACTCTTTAATGAGCGTCATTTCGACGGCGTTGAAAGAATGTTTTTAAAATATAAATTATCACAAGATGATATAGATAGAGGAAAGGCATCAGGAACATCTGGAGTTGGTATTGCATCTACAAGTGCAACATCAACTAATATATCAGGATATGGAACTATTACTTCCAATTGGTATGAAAATTCAAATTTTATTCAAGTTCCTGATGCCGTGATAGGAATTGAAAAGGTATTTAAATTTGATAGTAGTACCATATCATCTGGTATGTTTAGTATTAAATATCAATTATTTTTAAATGATTTATATCAATTTAATTCAATTAATTTACTTCAATATTCTATGGTAAAAACATACCTAGAAGATATTGATTTTTTATTATCTACAGATAAGCAGATAAGATTTAATAAAAGACAAGATAGATTATATTTAGATATTGATTGGGGTTCTGAAACTGCAGATAATTGGTTAGTTATTGATTGTTATAGAGCATTGGATCCTGATCAATTTAGTGGTGTATATAATGATAGTTTTCTTAAAAAATATTTAACACAACTAATTAAACGTCAATGGGGCCAAAATTTGATTAAATTTAGAGGTGTTAAACTTCCTGGTGGAGTTGAATTGAATGGAAGAGAAATGTATGAAGATGCTGAAAGAGAACTTGAAAGTATCAGGGAAAAAATGTCTTCTGAATATGAAGTACCACCTTTAGATATGATAGGATAGTATTATGGCTCTTAATTCTTATTTTTTACAAGGATCTCAGAGTGAACAACGACTTGTTCAAGATTTAATCAATGAACAGTTGAAAATTTTTGGTGTAGAAGTATCTTATTTACCACGAAAGATAGTTAAGAAGGATACACTTTTCAGAGAACTTGAGTCATCTACTTTTAATGATAATTTTTCTATAGAAGCATATGTGAATACCTATGAAGGGTATACGGGTGCTGGTGATATAATGACTAAATTTGGAATGAGTTTAAAGGATGAATTAATAATAACAATATCAAAAGAAAGGTTTGAAGATTTTATTGCACCTTTTTTACAATCATTACCTGCTAGTGAAATAGAAGTTACTACAAGACCTCGTGAAGGAGATTTAATATATTTCCCATTAGGAAAAAGACTTTTTGAGGTTAAGTTTGTAGAGCATGAAAAACCATTTTACCAATTAGGTAAAAACTATGTTTACGAATTACAGTGTGAATTATTTGAACTTGAAGATGAGATGGGTGGATGGGATCAACTTAGTACCACTACTGAAGAAATTGATAGTGTATTAGTTAATCAAGGATATATGACATCCTTAAAATTAATTTCTATAGGTTCTACTGCTACTTTAGGAATAACTACTACATCAGGATATATTAGAAATATTATATTAAATCATGATGGTTATGGTTATTCAATAACTCCAACTGTTTCAATTAGTACAGCACCTCCAGGTGGTATAGATGCTACTGCTGTTGCAATAACAACGTCACCATTTAATTCTGATAACACTGACGCACCTGATTCTTATATAACAGAAATATTATTAACAAATCCAGGAGCAGGTTATACTGAAATTCCCACTGTTACTATTGTTAGTGCTACATCTACTCAAACTAATGGTATTACAAAGACTCATGGTGTTGGTGCAGCTGCTACTGCAACTTTAGTAACTACTGATAGTGGTATTGGTACAATATCAATTACTAATTCTGGTAGTGGATATCCAACTGAACCTATAGTTTATTTCAATACACCAACTTCTGGTGTTGGAACTGCTGTTGGTAGATCTGTTGTAAGTGTTGCAAATACTGTTACTCAAATACTTCTTTCTGATGCTGGTATTGGATATACTGCAGGAACAGGAATCGCAACTGTTGCATATCCTCCATTAATTACTGGTACTGGTGTATATTCATTTAATGAAATTGTTGTCGGATCTGTTTCTGGTGCTAAGGGTAGAGTGAAGAGTTGGGATAAAGATACTAATATTCTTAAATTGGGAACAACTAGTGGTACGTTTGTTGCAGGAGATGTTGCAATTGGATCCACTTCTACAGCACAATATACAGTTGATTATGTTGAGTCAGCTGAATTTGAGGATAAATACGACCAGAGCGAAACAATCGAAAGTGAAGCAGATGATATTTTGGACTTCACTGAATCAAATCCATTCGGACAAGTATAATGTTAGGAACTTATTATTACCACGAAATTATTAGAAAAACCATTATTGCTTTTGGTACTGTTTTTAATGATATAAATATTCGTCATAAAGATTCTTCTGGTGGTAATTATAGTGAACTTAAAATTCCATTATCATACGGACCTGCACAAAAATTTCTTGCAAGACTTGAAGAACAGGCAGATTTAAATAAACCAGTTCAAACTACATTACCTAGAATGTCGTTTGAAATGAATAATGTTACTTATGATTCAACTAGAAAAGCAGGTGTAACTCAAACATTTAAGACATCTGATGGAACTAATTTAAAAAAGGTTTATATGCCTGTTCCTTATAACATTGGATTTGAGTTAAATGTTTTTACAAAATTAAATGATGATGCATTACAAATTGTGGAGCAGATTTTACCATATTTCCAACCTTCATTCAATCTAACAGTAGATTTAGTTAGTTCTATTGGGGAAAAAAGAGATATAGCACTGGTATTGGATAATATATCATTTCAAGATGATTATGAAGGTGATTTTTCTACTAGAAGAGCACTAATATATACATTTAATTTTACTGCAAAAACATATCTATTTGGCCCTATTGCAGATACTACAGATGGACTTATCAGAAAAGTACAGACTGATTTATATACAAGTACGGATACTAAGACTGCTAAGAGGGAAATGAGATATACAGCAACACCAGTTCCTGCTGATGCTGGACCTGCTGATGACTTTGGATTTAGTGAAACTTGGACTGATTTTGGTGATAGTAAGACTTATAGTCCAACACAAGGAAAGGATATTTAAATCATGTCTAGTTATGATTCTATTGATGAAGCACTCAATACTACCAGTATAGAAGTGAGTACTACACCAGAAAATGGTTGTGTAAAACGAAAAGATCAATTAAAAAATGTAAGTGATGATATTAAGCATGATTATGATTATACTCGTGCTAACTTATATTCTTTAATTGAAAAAGGACAAGAATCTCTTAATGGTATAATGGAATTGGCAGGTGAAAGTGCAAGTCCAAGAGCATATGAAGTTGCAGGACAGATTATTAAGTCTGTTGCTGATACAACTGATAAGTTAATGGAATTGCAAAAGAAAGTTAAGGAGGTTGATGAGGAAATAAATAAACAACCAAATACAGTTACTAATAATTCATTATTTGTTGGTTCAACATCAGAACTTTCAAAACTACTTAAAAAAGGGTTTCTAAATAATAATACACAGACTGATCATAAAAACAATTAAATAATGGCCCTAAAGAAACCTTCAGATTTTTTTCGTGAAGATAATAAATCAGACGATATTATTCATGAATTAGTAAAAAGACCAGAATTACAGTCTTTTTCTGAAGCTTTTGATGTCTATAAAAATAATTTATCCAAATTAGATAATTTAGCAGATACTATAAATTGTGTAGAAGATATTAAATCAGAAATACAAGATTTTATTAAAAAAGAAGATCTTGATAATTCGATGATGGCTTATACTTTCTTACTTGAAGAAAGTATTAATAAATTAAAGGATGATGTAAAAAGTATTAATAAAAAGGATTTATTAGAAATTCAAGGTGATGTTTCTGGATTAACAGAACAAATAAATGAGTTTGTTGAAATAGAAGTTCCAAAATATAAATCAGTAGTTGTAGAATCTGAATTAAGATCATCAAATCATATTAAAGAATTTAAAGAAAAAATTAGCAATATTATTGAGGGAATTGAAGATTCTGTAGAAGATTTTAAAAAGGAATCAGTATCTCAATTAAAAGAAGAAACTTTATCTACTCTTGATGAGAAGATAAATCTTGTAGTTGAAAATAAAAATAAAGATTTAGAAGAGGATATAGAAACTTTAAAAAAAGAATCTATTGCTGAATATAGAGAATTTATCGTTGATAATAAATTAAAATCTGAGAATAATTTAAATAAATTTAAAGAAACTTTAGATGAGACAATTTCTAAGATAGAAATTGAAATTGATGGTGTTAGAGATAATAAGGATAGTTTATTTAAAAATTTACAGAAAAAAATTAAGGAAGTAAAAAATCTTAAGAAAAATATTATTGAAGATTTAGAAACTAGTGAGAATTATAAAAATGAAGTAACTAAAAAAGTTTCTGGATTAGAAATAGAAATAGTTAGAAATGAATCTCATCTAAAAGAAAATAATAATTATATTGAAAAAATTCAAGGAGAAGTTCGTTCTACACTTAAAAGACTTAATTTAGATGAATTAGAAAGACAGAATTCTAAACTTACTGATAAAATTAAATATCTTGAAGAAGTTTTTGAAAAGTTTAGTGAAAAGGATATTTTAAGTGAAGGTATTCTTAATATAACACCAGAAACTAATAATTCTGATACATTAACTCCACTCAATAAAAATTTTGTTACTCTTGATCAATTACAAGAACATTATAGAGTATTCATTAATCGTATTCAACAACAGTTATCAACTCTTGGTGGAGGCGGTGAAACACAATTACAATACCTTGATGATATTGTTGGTATTGCTACTAATTTAAGTGATTATAATGGAAAGTTTCTTAAAGTAGATACATCACAACCAGCAGGAAAGAATTTTGTATTTGCAACAACTGCTGGTGGTGGATATGTATTACCTACAGCAGCTGCTGGAACTCTTGGTGGTATTAAGATTGGTAGTGGATTATCAATAGATGGTGATGGTATTGTTACTGCTAGTGGTGGTGGAGGATCTACGGGTGTAGGTGGAACTTGGGCTATTGATAATGTTGGTATTAGTACTACAAAGAAGGTAGGAATAGGAACTACAGCTAAAGATGATTATTCTTTATATGTTCAAGGAGATGCTAGAATCACTGGTATTTTAACTGTTGGTGAAGCATCAATTACTATTGATCCAAGTGCCAAAAAATTAACAGGTTTGGATGAAATACAGATTGGTAGTGGTACTACAGCTATTACTATTAAAAAATCAGAATCAACGGGTAATATAGAATTTGCTGATGAAGATGGAAAGGAAACTCCTATAGGAATTGGAACTACGGTTAATATTAATACTACAGGAATTATAACTGCTGCAAATTTTAGTGGTATTTGGAGTGGAACTGATATTGCTGATGATTATATTGCTTCTGCTGCTACGTGGAATGCTAAACAAGATACATTAACATTTGGTATTGCTAATAGTAATGCCGTTAAGATTGATGATGCTTCAGTTTCTAATGGTGACTATGCTCAATTCACATCTACTGGAATTGCAGGTGTAACTACAGCAACGTTAAAATCATCTATAAATGTAACTGCCTCTGATGTAGGTTTAGGTAATGTAGATAATGTATCAATAAACAGTTGGACTGGTAGCACAAACATAGCAACTTTAGGTACAATTACTGCTGGTACATGGAATGGTACAGCAATTGAATATGACTCACTTTCTGGAGTTACAACACATATTAGTGGGGATACATCACCTTCATTAGGTGGAAACTTATCTCTTAATAGTAATAATATAACTGGTACAGGTAATATTAATATAACTGGTGATATTACTATAAGTGGAACGTTAACTTATGAAGATGTAACTAATATAGATTCAGTAGGATTAATTACTGCCAGAGAAGGAATACATGTTGTTTCTGGTGCTGGTGTTAGTATTGCTGCTGGTGGATTAAATGTAACTTCTGGTATTACTACTGTTGGATTCTTAACTGCTACCGATGTATGGGTTTCTGGTGCTGTTACTGCAACTTCATTACATATTTCTGATGATGAATTTAAAGTTCCTGCGAGTGGAACTATTATTGCTAAAAGAAATATACAGATTCAAACTGTCTATCCAATAATTCAACTTACTGATACAAATAGTGATTCTGACTTCCAAATTCAAAATGCAAATGGAAAATTTGGAATTCATGATACAACCAACTCTAAAGATAGACTTGTCATCACATCAGATGGTGATGTTGGTATTGGAACTGATAATCCCACTGGTGCTAATGCTGTTTCAGGTAATGAGGCAGTACTAGCAGTCGGTGTTGTTACTGCGACTACTTTATATGGTTCTGGTGCTAACCTTACATCACTTAATGCAACTAACTTAGCATCAGGTACTGTTGCAACAGCAAGACTTGGATCAGGATCAGCTGATTCTTCAGTATTTTTAAGAGGTGATGGAACATGGGCAGCTGCTGGTGGAGGTGGTGGTAGTAGTAAATGGACAACGGTTTCTGGTGGTATCCATCCTGCTACTATTGGTGATAATATTGGTATTGGAACTACTGCAGTATCTGATGCAACTCTTACGGTTGATGTTGGTACTGCCTCTACCGCAGTTGTAGTTCAAGGTTCAGAAGGACAATTATTTTCTGTAACCAACAGTCTTTCATCAGGTTCTATATTCTCTGTTAATGATATATCAGGTATACCATCCATAGATGTGGATGCCGATGGAACAATTCAGTTAGCCCCTTATAGTACAACTGAGAATGTTGGTGTAGGAACTACTAATCCAACATCAAAACTTCATGTTGTGGGTG